CCTAGCTCATGCAATGCTACCATTGGACGGATTGGCCCGACTGCTAACAGATGATCGTATATTCTTTCGTTCTGTGTCATTTTGATGCTCCCAAATCTAATAACGCTTTTACGTCTACGTCAACTTCTACAAGGAATGCGGCAACCTCTGATTCCAGAATTGCAAGCATATCGTTGTCACGTTCAACCCGTTGGATGTAGAGCGATAGATTGTCTGGCATCCGTGGATCAAAGCTCACAAAATCGCACCACTGCCGATCAGCGCAAGCCATCTGCCATTGCATTTGGAGTATATATTTGTGTGCAATTTGATTGTTTTTGAGCACTTCTATGTGTGTGCTACTGTTTGGGCACTTGATCTCTATGCACCCATCATCCCCTACAAGCCCGTCAGGGCTGGCGTGGGAGCCTATAATGGTCGGATGCTTATATAGCCCTACCTCAAGCACATCGTTGCCTGTAACGAAGCTATAGGCGGTTCTGGCTTCTTCTTCTTTCTCAACGCCCCAAATCATAGCGGCGCTGCTAAAGCTTTCTTCCTGCCTACCTGTAAGTCTTTCGATCACAAGCTTGGCCTGTAAGTTAGAGCGAGATGCTCCCCAGCCTGATTTGGTCTTGGCTAGAGCGTCTGCCAGTTGGGAAGCGCCAAGGCTCCCACAACGTGCTGCAAACCATTCTGGGCTGCGTTGGATAATAGCTGCGTCTGTCATGCTGCTGTCCCCAGCTTCTTTACCAATGCAGTCTTTACCGCATCAAATCGAGTTGCTTGCAATTCACTGAGAGAATCAATTTTGTAATGCTTACAAAGCAATTCTAGATCGGTTTTTGTTTCATCAACAAGCCGCTGCAATTCAACAAATTGATTAGGGCTGACAAACTGTGTTGGAGCCACATCTTTATTCTTCCCTGTGGTAGCATCCAGAGCATCATGCTCAACAATGCAAAGGGCTGCTGTCCAGAGGTATCGGGTGGAGTAAGTCTCGCAAGCGCCAATGTTCTGAATCTCGTGACAGCCCTTTAGATTAGCTGATCCCATTGGGCTGTGAATGATTACCTGGCTACCATCTTCTACATCGACAATGTGCATCGACGCAGTGCTTTCGGAAAAGCTGATAACCGCGCAAAGCCCAACATCGTTAAAGATTCGCAGGGCTGGGACAAGGAAATCGGATAACTCAAAGTATTTATATCCAGCAAAAGTATTCTGCCCAGACTTCTTTAGCGGTAAAGAATGAAACGCTAGTCGCGCCTCGTTAAGTTTTTTATGAATCGGCATTCTATTTCTCCTTATGCAAAACGTGGAAATTTATAGCGGATTGGTTCTGCTGACCAATTCCTGATTGTCATAACGTCACCAATCAACTCGGCTAGGTGTTCGCCATAGTTTGCATGGCAAGCGCCAGCATTGATTGCCATCTCAACAAAGTCGCATGGCAAGCATTCAAATGTGTCGGTCATGGTGTGACCACAAACTGTGCATTTTTGATTTTTCATGACTGCTCCTTTTTTATTTTGTAAATACCTTGTAAACATCATGAACGGGAATTAAAAGCGTTTTTTATCGCAAAACGAAAGAAAAGTTAAAATGGACTATACCGCACACGCAATTGCAGAGCTTTACGCTGTGGCAAAGCATCACAAAATCAAGGCTTATGAGATCGCCAACGAAGCTGGCATCACTCGCGTCACGCTATCTAACTGGAAGAACAAACGCAGCGAACCAATGCTGGGCGCATACCTAGCAGCGTTTCATGCACTCGAGCGCATAATTGCAGCCAGGGCAGTCGATTGATCATGCAGCGATTCGGCAAATACCGCGCTGTAAAAGCACAATGTGGCGCTGGTCACACGCATGACAGCAAGCGGGAAGCCATACGCTGCAACGAGCTTCACATATTGCAAGCGGCTGGGGAGATCACTGATCTGACTATCCACCCGCAATACTGGTTCGTGATCAATGGTCGCCAGCTAAAGCATCCCAATGGTCGGCGCGTGGGCTACAAGTCTGATTTTGAATATGTCGAAAACGGAATGTTGGTGACTGAGGACGTTAAGGGAGTCGTTGTCAGGGATTGGCCTTTGCGCCGCGCTGTCTTTGTTGCGCTGTTCCCTAACTACCATTTGCGAGAGACCAAATAAAAATGGGTGACCGAAGCCACCCAAGTTTGTTTTGGTAAGGAGCACCAAGCGGCGGATAATACGGGAAAACTGCACGCTGGTCAATGATGTATAAATTCGCTTTTATAAATCACAGAATGCGGTTATATAAGAGCGAGCGGGGAGTGCCCAAGAGAGGAAAGGCACTCAACCCGCTCTAACAACGCCTAACACAGGAAGGCATCGCTATGTTGAGTAATACACGCCACAGAACCATCACGCAAGACTTTGCGTCATGAGCATTAAATTAATGACAGCAGTATGGGATAGGGAAGACCTATCATCCACGCAAAAGCTTGTCCTTCTGTCTTTAGCAGATTGGGCAAACGACGATGGTTTATGCTGGCCTTCGATTGAGCGCGTAGCTAAAAAATCATCATTGAAAAAACGGGCTGTTCAACTGGCGATTAGATCGCTGGAAGAAATGCAGTTTATTCGCCGTGAAGAAGTGATCGGCAAGGGCAATAGGTATTGGATTCACATACCCATGCAGCAAATGCACCCGTGCACTAAAGACATACCACCCGTGCACCAGATGCATGAGACCCCTGCACCAGATGCACCCAATACATCATATACACATCAATTAACCACCAAGTATATAATAGAGGGGTATCCAGTTTGGTTGCCGATTGATTCTTGGAAGGGTTGGGTGGAGATGCGGAAGCAACGCAAGCGCCCATTAACCGATAGAGCAAAAGCAAGGGCGTTTATCAAGCTGGAAGCCTTGCACTTGGCAGGACACGACATCAACGAATTGCTAGATCGTTCGACAATCAACGGCTGGCTCGATATATATGAACCGAAAGGCAAGACCAATGCAGGAAATAGCAAACACGCAGCAGAACCAACCAATCCAATGGTCAGAGCAGTCATTGCCAGCCAAGCTCGACGAGCTGCTGATGGGGAGCGACCTACCGACGATTGGGCCTAAGTCTGCGGAAACCTTGCAACAGTTTGTGGATGCACAAAGGCCACCAATGCCAGAGCGCGAACAGGTGGAGGTTATGATCGCTAAGCTATCACTAGCCACAGCCAGCCAGAAGCGCAGCCAGGACGAAGAAGCGGAACGGCTGGAGCTATATTGGCTGACGCTGCGGATCTATCCCTTGGTCGATCTACGCAGCGCGTTCATTAAACTACTACGCACTTGCAAGTTCATGCCAACACCAGCGGAGATAGATTCGGTTGTTCAGAATGAAGGCTATGATCGCAGACGCAGGATCAATCGCGCCAAGCATCTTTTGATGATTCACTATCGAGATTATGAGCCGCCTCAGGAATATGTCACAGCCCTAGAGCTTGAAGATTTAAGAAAGAATCTGGAAATTGGCGCAGCCCACAAATAGCGCAGCTACCAGCTTGATGTGCGACCTAGCTAAGTATCAGTCAGGGAGTATATCACTGAATGATATACGCCAGAACTGGGCCAATGGTAAGTATGCTGAAGCGCCAAGAGAATGGGCTATTGCTGCGATTGACCACGCAAAGAAGCAGAAATAAAAATGGCCCCACCGATTAAGGCAGGGCCATGTTTTTATTAGAATGGCATCATTGCTTTGAATCTAACGCCACGTTCAAATTCAAGCTGCCGAAGCGAATCGCTTAATTCTTTGTGGTCTGAGCAATAATTGCCATCGTCCCAAACGCCATCATTGGTCTTTTCATCAATTAACCAATAACCCCAGAAGTTGCCTTCTACTGGAACATCGAAGCGTTCAGCTTCAATGCGAATTCCAATGGTTGCAGCGCGTGCGCGTAGGTCTTTCAAATTCATTTCATTCTCCAATTGTCAAAGAGCGGGGCATGGCCCCATCAACAAGGTGTTTCTTGCTGATAAACATTATATAGCCGATCACAATATTAATGTCAACACCTTTTTTCATAATGGATAATAATGAAAAAGGTGCTTGACAGGATTAACGTAGATTTTTATAAGGGGGCATCAGCCAGGGGATTTTCCCCGCCAACAGGGAGACTGACAATGACAATTACACTAGACACCTTTGAACGCATCGACGGACTTTTATTAAAGCAGCTTCGCGCTGGCCCGTTTGAAACGTGCGCTGATCCTCATGAATACATCCGCAACAGCAATCGCCTGTTTGATCTTTGTATTGACGCAATGGGTTTTGCCTACATGGAAGAGTTTCCAAGTGCAGAGCATTGCGCTGCTGCAATCGTAACAGAGGCATTGCTATCTTCAACATTTGTTGAGGAGGACGTATGAAAGTTCTAGTAGCTTGTGAATATTCAGGCCGTGTGCGTGATGCTTTCATGGGGGGGGGGGCTGATGCTATGAGTTGCGATTTGCTTCCTACAGAATCTCCTGGGCCGCATTACCAAGGTGATGTGCGTGATGTATTAGATTACCCTTGGGATCTAATGATAGCACATCCACCATGTACTGATCTTTCGGTTAGTGGTGCACGGCATTTTGAAACAAAACGGCTCGATGGTCGCCAGCAAGCAAGCGCATCTTTTTTCATGATGTTGGCTAAATCTGACATTCCGCGCATTGTAATTGAAAATCCAGTCTGTGTTATGTCTAGACTATGGCGTAAACCTGACCAGATCATTCAGCCGTGGCAATTTGGGCATGGAGAGACAAAGGCAACGTGCCTATGGCTGAAGGGACTTCCCAAATTGGAAGCAACCGATATTGTTGAAGGCCGTGAACAACGTATGCACCGACTTCCACCTTCACCAGATCGCTGGAAAATTCGCAGCACGACCTATCAAGGCATAGCAAATGCAATGGCTGACCAATGGGGGAATGCACAATGACACCAAGAGGCCGTAACTTTGCAGAGATAGATGCTATCGCAGAGATGTATGATTACACGCTTGGCGACATTTTAGGCAAAGGCAAAAACAGAACTTTGGTCAAAGTAAGGCGCAAATGCGTTGTTATGTTGAGAAACAAAGGCTATTCTACGACAGAGATAGGACGCATTATGCAGCGCGACCATAGCACCATCTGCCATGCGTTGAATATGTATGTAGTGAAAGGCGAGGGCGATGACACCAGCGAAGCTTAAACTAGCTAGAGTAGCTATGGGCTACAGTGTAACAGAGATGGCTGACGCTTTACGCCTATCACCAGACAACGGCGCAACAAGCATACGCAAGATGGAATCTGGCAAGGTGCGTATCAGTGGGCCTATTATGGTTGCAGTCGATGCAATGCTAAAGGGCTATGACCCATTTGAGGATGATTATGAGGCAGAATAACTATCAGGTAGGTGGAGATCACTACGCATCTAAGAGCGTTCAACCTTGGGAAGCAATGGAATCCTGGATGTCGGCAGAACAATTTCAAGGGTTTTTATTAGGATCGGCTATTGCATATCTGGCTCGGTTTAATGAAAGTGCTCTTGGAAAAGGCGGCATAACTGATATAAAAAAAGCCAAACATTATTGCGAAAAGTTGATAGAGGTCTTGGATGAGAAAGCTTCGTGATCTAACTGGTCAACGATTTGGATTTTTAATTGCTGAAAAGCCAGATGGTAAAGACAGTAGTGGAAAAACAAAATGGTTATGCAAGTGCGATTGTGGCGCATACTCGTCACCCACAATGCTTAACTTGGTAAATGGCATTGTTAAATCATGCGGACACCTAAAACGTAGAACCAAGCGCATGGATTTAATTGGCCATAAATATGGAAAACTTTTAGTTCTTGAGCCATTGGCTGATAAAAAATGGCGATGCCAATGCGACTGTGGTGGAGAGAGCAATGTATTTGTCGGTCACCTTAGAAATGGTCACACGCAGTCGTGCGGAAAATGCTTCGCATTAAACAGGACTGAAAAAAGCCAAGCAAGATTAGATACTCGTTTTTGGATTCAAGCGGTAAAGGCAATTAAAAAATGCGATGCTTGTGGGAGTAAGCAAAACTTGCACGCACATCACATCATGCCTTTTGCACAATTTTCCGAAATGCGGACGCTTGAAGATAATGGCGCTTGTCTCTGTGCGGATTGTCACAAGCAAGTCCATAAGTTAATTAGAGGCGGTGAAACTTTTGGCGCAGCCCTTTTTAGTTTGATGGCCAGCTTTGACAGAAATAAAGAATTGTCCGTAATGCTGTCTGGCGGCATTGATAATTTGAAGAAAACGCAACATTATCTGTCAAGTCTTATTGAGATAGAGAATGGTTGAGCCTGTCATCATTGGAAATGCCACGCTGTATCTAGGTGACTGCCGCGACATCCTGCCTACGCTTGGCAAGGTTGACGCTGTTGTGACTGACCCGCCTTATGGAATTGCTAACAAGTGGAAGGGTGGCAGTGGTCATGGATGGGGAAAGGCGCGTGAAGAAGGAGAACTGCGAAACGAGTGGGACGATTGCACACCTTCTAATGAAATCATGCAAGCAGTCGCTGCAGCGGGTAAAGAAGTCATTATCTGGGGCGGAAACTACTTTGAACTACCGTCTAGCCGCTGTTGGCTTGTCTGGAGTAAGCCAGAGCGTAATTTTTCGTTAGCAGAGGCAGAACTTGCATGGACTAACCGCGACAATGTGGTGCGCGTTTTGGACTATGCGCGTTCAGACCCTGATAGACTGCACCCAACGCAAAAACCCGTTGGTGTCATGAGATGGTCAATTTCTAAAACTAAAGGCGAAACCATCCTTGACCCATTCATGGGCAGCGGCACAACAGGCGTTGCAGCCGTTCAGATGGGCCGCAAGTTCATTGGCATTGAACGAGAGCCTAAGTATTTCGACATAGCTTGTAAGCGCATAGAGGACGCACAAAAGCAGGGAGACCTTTTCATTTCATGAAGTCTGATGTATTAAGCAAGAACCAGACCTTTTATGGAAGCTGAGACAAATGGCGTTAACACCTAAACAAGAGCGATTCGCTCACGAAGTTGCATCAGGCAAAACACAGGCAGATGCTTACAGAGCAGCCTTTGATGTAAGGCCAGATACTAAACCAGCTACGATACAAGCCAACGCTCATAAGCTGATGACCAATACTGAGATTTCAACTAGGGTTGCTGAATTACGAGCAGCCGTTGCTGAACGTGTTGTTTGGACGTTGGCAGACAGTCTTGATGTGCTGTCCACTATAGCCAAAGGCTTAGACGCAGACGCAAAGCCAAGCGACAAGGTAAACGCTGTAAAAGCCATCAATGCAATGATTGGGTTAGACGCTCCGTCGAAGCTAAGTGTCACTGGCAGTCTCGTTACACACATCCAGCGTGAAGTTATTGATGACAACGCTGAAGATTAAAACACCGCGATGGTTCAAGCCGTTCCTAAAGCCTAGCCGCTATAAGGGCGCTCATGGTGGCCGTGGATCAGGTAAGAGCCATGCCTTTGCGGAAATGGTAATAGAAGCGCACGTTATGGATCAGCGGCGCAGAACAGTTTGCGTCCGTGAAATACAGAAGTCGCTATCGCAGTCGGTCAAGCGTTTGCTGGAGCTAAAGATTGAGCAGCTTGGCGTTCAGGATTACTTTGAGGTTCAAGAGGCGCAGATTAAGTCACGGCATGGCGATGGGCTAATCATCTTCCAGGGGATGCAGAACCACACGGCTGACTCCATTAAGTCACTAGAAGGTTATGATTGCGCTTGGGTTGAGGAATCACAGACGCTATCGCAACGCTCGCTCGACCTATTGCGTCCGACAATCCGTAAGCCAGACAGTGAGCTATGGTTCACATGGAACCCGCTAAACAGCAGCGACCCAATTGATATGCTGCTGCGTGGGCCAAGCCCTCCGCCTGATGCCGTGGTTGCACAGGTAAACTATCGAGATAACCCTTGGTTCCCTGACGTTCTAAAAAACGAAATGGAATACGACAGGGATAGAGACCCTGACAAATACAAGCACGTTTGGCTGGGAAGCTATTCATCCAACAGCGAAGCGCGTGTATTCCGTAACTGGAAGATAGAGGACTTCGAAACTCCAGAAGACGCAACGCATCGCTTTGGTGCTGACTGGGGCTTTGCATCTGACCCGACAGTCTTAGTCCGCTGCCATGTTGTTGGCCGCACAATCTATGTCGATCATGAAGCGTATCGTGTAGGCTGCGAGATTATGGACACGCCAGACCTGTTCTTCACTGTGCCTGACTCTGAAAAGTGGCCCATCGTTGCTGATAGCGCCAGACCTGAAACGATTAGCCATATGAGAAAGCACGGCTTCCCAAAGATCATGGCAGCAGTCAAAGGGCCTAAGTCTGTAGAGGAAGGTGTTGAATGGTTGAAGTCTTACGACATCATTGTTCACCCTCGATGCCAACATACGATTGACGAATTAACGTGCTACAGTTATAAAACTGATTCTTTGACAGGACAAATCTTGCCAATACTTGCGGATCGTGATAATCACCTTATAGACGCGCTACGTTATGCGTGCGAGGCCATACGTCGAGCAGTCGTTCCAAAGACTTTTGATGTGCAACCTTTAGCAACTGTGAGTAGGTGGTAAATGGCTCGATTGAATAAAGAACAGCGGTTCCAGAATATCCATCAACAGGCGATGACGGAGTTTGACCGTGTTCAATGCTCAGTGCGTGATGAACGCTTGCAGTGCTTACAGGATCGACGCTTCTATTCCATTGCTGGCGCACAGTGGGAAGGCCCACTAGGTCAACAATACGAAAACAAACCACGCTTTGAGGTAAACAAGATTCACCTTAGCGTCATTCGTATCATCAACGAATATCGTAATAACCGCATTGCTGTAGACTTTGTTAGCAAAGATGGCGAAGCAAACGATAGGCTAACCGAAACGTGCAATGGTCTCTATCGTGCAGACGAACGGGACAGCGGCGCTGAAGAAGCATACGACAACGCTTTTGAGGAAGCAGTCGGCGGTGGCTATGGCGCATGGCGTTTACGCACGGCGTATGAAGATGATGAGAACGACGAGGACGAACGTCAGCGCATCCGCATAGAACCAATCTATGACGCTGATAGCTCTGTGTTCTTCGACCTAGATGCAAAGCGCCAGGACAAGGCTGACGCTAAATATTGCTTCGTTCTGTATTCTATGACTCGCGAAGCATATCGCGCTGAATGGAATGATGATCCAACGACCTGGCCTAAAGTCGTTCATCAATATGAGTTTGATTGGGATACGCCTGACGTTGTTTTCGTTGCTGAATACTATCGTGTTGAAGAAACCCGCGAGACTGTCCGCATCTTCTTGACAATCCAAGGCGAAGAAGAACGCTATATGCAAGCGGACTTCGATGCTGATGAAACGCTAGAGGAAACACTAGCTGCTGTTGGCACTGTAGAAGTACGCCAGAAGCGTATCAAGCGTAAGCGCGTTCACAAGTACATCATGAGCGGTGGCGGCATCCTCGACGATATGGGTTACATTGCTGGCAAGAACATTCCGATCGTACCTGTCTATGGTAAGCGTTGGTTCGTTGATAACGTCGAGCGTTGCATGGGCCATGTGCGTTTAGCCAAAGATCCACAGCGCCTAAAGAATATGCAGCTATCTAAGCTGGGTGAGATCAGTGCGCTTTCATCTATTGAAAAGCCCATCTTGATGCCAGAGCAAGTCTCAGGCCATCAGGTAATGTGGGCAGAGGATAACCTTCGCAATTATCCGTATCTGTTAATCAATCCAATCACAGGGCCCAATGGCGAGACTACTGCTGCTGGCCCAGTTGCCTACACTAAGTCCGCACAGATTCCGCCAGCAATGGCAGCACTGTTGCAGATAACCGAATCCGACATGGCTGAGATACTGGGCAGCAGCCAGCAAGCCGACAAGATGGTCAGCGGTATCAGCGGCAAGGCTGTAGAGCTAATCCAGACCCGCTTAGATATGCAGACGTTTATCTACATGAGCAACATGGCTAAGGCTGTGCGGCGCTGTGGTGAGATATGGCTGTCAATGTCGAAAGACATCTACGTTGAAGAAAAGCGCAAAATGAAAACAATTGGATCTATGGAAGAAGTCGGTTCAATTGAATTGATGAAGCCACAGATCGACGAAGAAACAGGCGAACTGATTTACGAGAACAACCTGGGCGATGCCCTGTTTGATGTTGCTGTAGACGTTGGCCCATCTTCAAACAGCCGCCGTGACGCAACAGTGCGTGCGCTGACAGGCATGATGCAAGTTACCACCGATCCAACCACCCAACAGGTTCTGCAAGCTATGGCTATCATGAACATGGAAGGTGAAGGCATTGGCGACATCAAGGAATATTTCCGCAAGCAGCTAGTCCAGATGGGCGTCCTGAAGCCAACGGAAGAAGAACAGCAGCAGATGATGGAAGCACAAGCTAATGTGCAACAAGATCCACAGACTGCTTATCTGTTGGCTGAAGCTGCTAAAGCCCAGGCGCTGGCTATCAAGGCACAGGCTGACACTGAACTTACTTTGGCACGTTCGGAAGAAACGAAGGCCAAGACAATTCAAACGCTATCAAGCGTCGATATAGACGAACGCAAGTCCGCTATTGAGACTGCTGAAAAGATTGGGGCTGCAATACAGCCGCAAACGAATGTGGTTCCACCCTCCACACAATTTGGGTGAGTTAATGGGGTTAAACATGAAAACGGCAGAACTGGATAACAACGACAATATTGACACGATCGACATCGACACAGACATCAATGATCAAGCAGACGATGAGACCAATTCCATCGACCTGGCTGATGATGACGAAGAAGATGACGAGGATGAAGTCGTAATATCTATCGGAGAGGAATCGCCACCTCAAGATGAAGAAGTTCGTGCGCCAACGTGGGTGCGTGAATTGCGTAAATCAAATCGGGAAAAAGAGCGGAAGATACGCGAACTTGAAGCAAAGCTAAATACGGCAGCAACTGAGACCAAACCAGTTGTAGCAGTGACTAAGCCAACGCTTGAAAGCTGCGACTATGACTCCGACGAGTACGAACAGAAGCTTGCTAATTGGTATGAGCATAAACGCGAATACGATGCAGCCGAAGCCAATGAAGTAGCCCAGCGAGATGCTGAAGCTAAGGCATGGCAGGGAAAGCTTGATTCCTATGCAAAGGCAAAAGCCTCGTTAAAGGTGCGGGACTATGACGAAGCTGAAGCTACGGCTTTAGATACGTTTGACGTAACGCAACAGGGAATAGTTCTACAAGGCTCTGACAATCCTGCTTTGCTTATCTACGCAATTGGCAAAAGCACCAAACGAGCAAAGGAACTGGCAGCAATCACCGACCCCGTAAAGTTTGCCTTTGCGGTAGCAAAACTGGAGACTCAGTTGAAAGTAACCAACCGTAGGGCGACAACCTCGCCAGAACGTACAATCACCACAAGCGGTGGGCGTCTGTCTGGCTCCATTGATTCGCAACTTGAACGCTTACGCGCTGAAGCCTTAAAGACCGGAGACTTATCAAAGGTCATGGCTTACAAGCGAAGCAAGAAATAAACCTAATTTTTCGGAGTTAATATAATGGCTAACGCTTTTTCAAAAGAAGAAATTGTTGCATTTGAGGACATCCTCGAAGGCTTCAATGATGCTTTGATCCTTTCAAAGAACATCAACATCTACAACACTAACGGCGTAACTATGGAACGCGCTCGTGACACCATGTGGCGTCCGCAACCATACATTGCTCAGTCGTTCACTCGTACCGTTGGAAGCTCAATTGCTTCTAGCGTTTCGACCATGACCCAGCTTTCTGTTCCTTCGACCTTGGGCTTCAGCCCTTGCTCTGCTTGGGAAATGAATGCTTTGGAACTGCGTGATGCGTTGCAGGAAGGTCGCCTTGGCGATGCTGCAAAGCAGAAGCTTGCATCTGACATCAACCTTTCCGTTATGGATTTGGCTGCTGCTCAAGGCACGCTGGTTGTTCCAATTACTACCGCTGCTGGTACTTATGATGACGTTGCACAGTGCGACAGCATCATGAACGAACAGGGTGTTATGGCTGGTGATCGTTACCTTGCTCTGTCAAGCCGCGATTACAACGGTATGGCTAATAACCTTGCCATCGCAACTCGCTCGTTTGGCAATGCTAAGTCTGAAAACGCATATGAGCGTTCGTTCGTTGGTGAAGTCGCAAGCTTCTCAACCTACAAGCTTGATTATGCTAACCGTTGTGCTGCTAACGCTGCAACACCTACGATTGCTACCAATGGCGCACAGGTTCGTTACGTTCCTAAAGCCACTGTAACCAACGTTGGTGGTGTCCTGAACGTGGATAACCGTTATCAGACCGTCACTGTCTCAACGACAACTGGCACTGTTGCGGGTGATGCGTTCACGATCACTGGCATTGAAGCTGTTCATCACATCACGAAGCGTACTACTGGCGAACTCAAGACGTTTCGCGTCATTGAAGTTGTTGATGGTACGTCGATGGTTATCAGTCCGCCAATCATCGGTGCAAACTCGTCGCCAACTGATGCTGAAATTCAGTATCAGAACGTAGAGGTAGCATCGACTTCGGCAACTGCTGCGATTAACTTCTTGAACGTTGCTGCTTCGAGCATCAACCCATTCTGGCGCAAGGATTCGATTGAACTGCTCCCAGGTCGTTATGCTGTGCCAGATGGCGCTGGCGTTGACGTTCTGCGTGCCGCTACGGATCAGGGCATTGAACTGGTTATGACGAAGCGTTTCGATCCACTGACGTTCCAGACTCTTTACACGCTTGACACATTGTACGGCGTTGTAATGACGAACCCTGAAATGGCAGGTATCTTGATTTTCAATCAAACTTAATAGGGATGGGGGGAGCTTCGGCTTCCCCCTCTTTTCTTCAAGGAGCGAACCAATGCCATTGAAAAAAGGTTTCAGCCGCGCAACCATCGGCAAGAATATCAAGATGGAAGAAAAGTCTGGTCGCCCTAGAAAGCAAGCCATCGCCATTGCACTGAATGTAGTACGCGATGCAGCAATGAAAGCAGGAAAGCCATCGAAGGCTCCTAAGCGGAAGGCAAAGAAATGAAGATGGGCTTGTACGCAAATATTAATGCAAAACGGAATCGCATTAAGGCTCAGAAGGCTGCTGGCAAAACACCAGAGCGCATGAAGAAGCCTGGTAGCAAAGGTGCGCCAACAAAGGCTGACTTCGTTGCATCGGCAAAGACTGCCAAGCCAGTGAAGGCAAAAAAGAAGTGAAGGGCGTAAAGCACTATTTGCCTGATGGCACAGAGTGGAAGGGCGGCACTCATAAGATGGGAACCGCTTTGTTCACAGGCAAAGAGCATAGCAAAACATCTAAAAAATTAATGCACTTTAAAGATCTAAAGCGCAAAAAATAGTTATTCGTTTAATGTGCAAGTTTCTGATATAAGACTGCACATTGATCTTGGAGGTCTAAATGGGTTACACAAAGCGCCAGTTCGTAACGTCAGCCTTTGAAGAAATAGGCTTGGCAGACTACGTCTTTGACCTTCAGCCTGAACAGCTAGAAGCAGCTTTGCGGCGTTTAGATTCCATGATGGCGGAGTGGAACGCTGCTGGCATCCGCCTTGCATACGCAATGCCAAGCAGCCCACAAGACAGCGACCTTGATACAGAAACCAATGTGCCTGACAGCGCATGGGAAGCTATCATCACCAACCTAGCTATTCGGATTGCTCCTGGATATGGTAAGGCTGTGGCTGCTGATACAAAGGTATCGGCTAAGGGCGCTTACAATGTATTGCTGCAACGCGCTACATTCCCGCTTGAACAACAGCTTCCATCAACAATGCCAATAGGTCAGGGCAACAAGCCTTGGCGTTGGGATAATCCTTATGTGCGGATTCCTTATGATTCTGTAAATGCTGGGCCTGATGGCCCCCTTGATTGGAGTTAAACCATGCCTACCATTAATCAGCTACCAACCGTAACACAGGTCTCTGGCGGAG